GAAGGTAAAGGTAAAGAAAATCATGAAGGTAAAGGTAAAGAAAATCATGAAGGTAGCTCCCGTGACGGGCGTGCCTCCCAAGATAAAGACAAACAAGAACCAAATTTAATGAAGTTATTCTCTATACATTCCACTGATAATTTTGATCTTTTGTTTATGAAAAAGAAAAACACTTTCAATCTTTATTTTGTGTTGAATAAAAAATCTATAAAATGTAGTTTCATAGAGTTATCACTTCAAAGAGAATATCTTTATGATCGTAAGAAGAATCCTATTGTATATTCAAGATCTCGTAGAGCAAGTGGTGGTTCCAATCATGTAATCTATATTAAAAGGTTTTTAGAAAATATAAATTTTAACAATATAAATGAAAATCTTATAAGAAAAATCACTGATATAAAAGGAATAAATAACGTACACTTTACATTAATTGAATGTGAAAAAGGTTTTCATTACACATATTCAGCAAGACCTCTTCATATTTTCTTCACAGACGTTAATGATCTATTTGAGATGTATTTGATAATGACTTATTATGGTGTTAAAAACTGCATTACACAAGGATCTAAGAATAATTATATTGATAAAATATTGTATGATATTGTATTCTATTTGGTTAATCAACATTTATCAATATCAAATATTGATATTGATAAACAAAAAATTAAAAATATAATTTCTGAAAATAAACAAAAGAAACCAATAGATTGTGAAGAAGTATCTATTAGATTGTGAAGAAGTATCTATAAAAGTTACATAATCCCGAATAAACGGCTATTTCAATTAACAACATATGCTGACTTGAGAACATCATATGCAATCTTTTTAATGTTTTCATCATCAAGATTTTGATATATATTTTCAAGTTCATTCCTTAGAATTTGTTTAATATCATCAGCCTCTTGTGAGATCAAGTTATTCAATTGTATGTTTTCAGATGCCTTATTGATTATATATCTTTTCGTATCACTATTTCCAAAACATTCACAATATGTTTGTAGTTTATACTTGAAAACTGGTATTGAAATCAGATCTTCAATTTTATTCATTAATTCAATATTTTCATCATCAGTTAATTCTGCATCTAACAACATATTTCTTTGAAAATATACATCAAACTCGTTTCCATATTGTTTATTAAACTTTATTGGTTTTACTAATTCTGTTATGTATTTCATATATAACATATCTGTTTTGATATCATCTATCTGATCATCATCATAATAAGGCATTGTATTTTGATAATTTTTATATTATTAGATATTGAAAAAATATATCATTTTTGTTTTTGTAACTAGGTATTACTGGCAATTTTTTAAAATACAAAAAATGATATAGTTTTTATAGTTGATCAAACAACTATCTCAATTATGATCACCGTAATCAAACGTGATCATACAGAAGAACAATTTGATATCACTAAGATCTCAAATGCTATCAAAAAAGCATTGGACAACCCAAAAGATAAAACTGATCTTATTCAGATTATCATCAAAGACATAGAGAATATTATCCTTTCTAGACAAGCTCCATTCACAATTCATATTGAAGATATACAGGATATTGTAGAAAAATCTCTAATGGAACATAAGCTTTTAGATGAAGCTAAGAAGTATATTCTATATCGTAAAGAACGTAATGATCGGCGTAATATAGAAGGTTATGATCTTTATAAAATCAAAGATAATATTGAACCCGCGTTCGGTAGTTCTTTCGGTTATGTTGTATTCAAGAGAACATATGCTAGGAAAATGGTAGGAAATGGCAAGAGTGGAGATGATAAGACTGAAGAGTTCAGTGATACTATTATCAGGATATTGAATGGATGCCAGAAACAACTTAAGTGTGGTTTCACAGAGAAAGAGTTAAAGAGGGCTTTCAGGTATATGATAGATTTTAAGGGTCTTCCTGCTGGTAGGTTCTTATGGCAGTTATCAACATCTACGGTAGATAGGTTAGGCTTGATGTCTTTACAGAACTGTGCCTTTGTGGTGTGTGATGATATTAATTCTTTCTTATGGATCTTTGACAATCTTATGCTTGGTGTAGGATGTGGTGTCAATATCCAGAAGAAGAATATTAATAAGTTGCCACCTATCACTAAAAACTATATCAAGATCACCCAGAATTTGAATAAAGATGCCGACTTTATTGTTCCCGATTCACGAGAAGGGTGGGTAGAGGTTTTGAAGAAGGTATTGGAAGCATTCTTTGTGTCTGGTAAGGGTTTTTCATACAGCACACTACTTGTTCGTCATAAGGGAGAACCTATCCGCGGTTTTGGTGGAACCTCTTCTGGTCCTGAACCACTATGCGAAGGTATCAAGAATATCTGTAAGATACTTAACAATCGGCTTGGACGCAACCTTACATCTGTTGATGTTCTTGATGTATGTAATATCATAGGGCAGATTGTATGTTCAGGTAATATTCGGCGTAGCGCACAGATTATGCTGGGTGATATAGATGATATAGATTATATCAAGTGTAAGGACTGGAATACAGGCACTATCCCTAACTGGCGGAGTATGAGCAACAACTCTATTATATGTAATGATATTAATGATCTACCTGAGGAATACTGGAATACATTCCTTAATGATAGCGAGGTATTCGGTCTTATCAACATTAATCTAGCAAAGAAAGTTGGTCGTATTAAAGATGGCACTAAATATCCTGATGTAACGGTTGAGGGGTGTAATCCCTGCTTCTCGGCAGATACTATGATCGGTGTTGCCGATGGTAGAGGAACTGTATCTATCAAAGAACTTGCCGAAGATGGCAGTGATGTTCCAGTGTATTCCCTCAACACAGATACTGGTATGATTGAGATCAAGATGGGACGCCACCCTAGGATTACTGGATATAATAAGAAAATGGTAAAGATCACACTTGATAATGATACGTCCTTAACGACTACTATTGATCACAAGTTCATCCTTAACGATGGTAAGATTGTCCATGCAAAGGACTTAGTATGTGGTATGTCCCTTCCTAGGTTCAATAAGGAACTAATTACATTCTCTAATGAGACGAAGATCACTAATACTGATCTTGAAACTATCTATATTGATGGTGAATTAAGTGTTAAGAAAGTTTGTGAAAACTGCAAAGAGAAATTCGTTGTTCCTTATAACAAAAGAGAGATTTGTTATTGTAGCAAATTATGCTCTAACACATCTAGCAAAGTTATTGATATTGATATTGACGGAAGAGACACTATTTGTAAGAAAGATATCACTGTAAAGAATATTGAGTTCGTAGAAGAAACTGAGACAGTGTATAATATCACTGTTGATGATAACCATACAGTAGCGATTATCACTAACAATGAGGGCAATATGCAATATGACGGAATACTCGTTTATCAATGTGGAGAGCAAATGCTAGAAAATACGGAGACATGCTGTCTTTCCGAGTTATTTCTATGTAATATGAAAAACTACGAAGAATTGAAGGATGTAGCAACAATTATGTATCGTATCTGTAAGCATTCAATGACACTCCCTTGCCATCACGATAATACCAATAAGGTTGTTCATAAGAATATGAGGATGGGCATTGGTATTACAGGGTATATGCAGAGTACTGAGGAACAGAAAGGGTGGCTTAGTGATCTTTATGAATATCTCCGTGAGTATGACAATGAATACAGTATTAAACACGGGTTCCCTATATCCATTAAGATCACTACTTGTAAGCCAAGTGGGACGATGTCTTCAATGGGTGGGGAGGTAACACCTGGATGCCATCCTGCTATCTTCAAACACTATATCCGTAGGATGCGAGTATCTAGTGATAGCCCTCTTATCCCATTGTGTAAAAAGAATGGTTATAAAACAGAGTATGCCCACCGTTTTGACGGAACAGATGATAAGAACACAATGATTATTGAGTTTCCTTGTAAGTTTCCTGATCATGCTATCTTAGCAAAAGATGTAGATTGTATTAAACAGCTAGAAGTGGTTAAGAGGATCCAGAATGAATGGAGTGATAATGCAGTAAGTGTTACTGTATATTATAAGAAGGAAGATGTTCCTAGGATCCGTAAGTGGTTAAAGGAGAATTACAATAATTGTATTAAAAGTGTAAGTTTTCTCCTTCACTATGAACACGCCTTTGATCAAGCACCCTATGAAGAGATCACCGAAGATCAATACAATCAATTAATCAAGAACACTAAGAATATTATTGGAAAAGCCGATATGAATACAATTGAAGAAACCGTTGATATGGGTGGTGAATGTGTATCAGGTGTCTGCTCTATCCGTTAAATATAACTTAACTTGAACTCATATCTCATACACCTATATCTAAATATATCTCTCAATATCTCTCTCAATATATCTAAATATATCTCTCAATATCTCTCTCAATATCTCTCTCAATATATCTCTCAATATAGCCATAATGAACATTAATATCTATCTATATATGTAATATGAGAGAGAGCTACAAAATCTATGACAAGCTTCTAAAAACGTATAGAACATTTTATGGAATAAAAACATTACTTTTTTACCAGATTGGTATATTTTACTATTTGTTTTCGGTGGATATTGATGAAATGGAGGATATTAAGAATATTACTAAAATACCTTGGAGTAAATCAAGAGCTACTGACACCTTTTACAAGTGTTGGTTTCAAGAAGATAAAATAGATCACTATGCTGATCTATTGTATAAAGAGTATTATACGATTGTTGTTTATGATCTAAACAAGAACCTTTGTGGGCACAAGAGAATGTATTATGAATGTAAGAAATGCTTTCATGTTCATCCAACACATCTGTTAAGAGATGCTAAAATACCTGAGGAAGAACTAGGATATCTAGTGATCAGAGAAGAAGATAGATGAAAAAATAATATAAAAAATGATATTTTTATGTTATAAACAGAAAAAGTTTTCTAAAATGTCTAGACTCAATTGCATATTCGCATGTACCTCAAATGGAGGCATCGGTATTAACGGAGATATTCCGTGGATTATTCCAGAAGATCTTTCATATTTTCGCAAGATTACCATAGGGAATGGTAATAATGCTGTTGTTATGGGTAAGAATACTTGGAACTCAATTCCAGAGAAATATCGTCCCTTATCTAACAGGTTTAATATAGTGATCACTAGGGATAAGTTTGATAAAGAAAAATCCAGAGATTATCCTGACGACATTGTATTATGTGGATGCCTAGATGAAGCTATACATTTTGTTGATAATCTTAGCTATATAGAAGATATCTTTGTAATTGGTGGTCAAGAACTGTATTATCAATCGTTCTACCATGCAAGGTTGTATAGAATATACAAAACACTTGTAGATACAAATAAGAGTATTAAATATGATACATTCGTTCCTACTAATATTCCTAGTGAGTTCTTCTTAAAAGATATTAGTGAACTTAAAACATATGGATCATACAAATATCAATTTCAAACTTTTGTAAAACATCAAGAATGTCAATATTTCAACATTATCAAAGATATTCTCAGGAATGGTTCTTCCAGAAATGACCGGACCGGAACAGGAACTCTTTCTCTATTTGGCCAGAATATGAAGTTTGATCTTAGAGACAACAGTATCCCAGTATTCACTACGAAGAAAGTCTTTTGGAGAGGTGTTGTAGAAGAATTATTGTGGTTTATTTCTGGATATACCTACGCAAACATCCTTAAAAATAAAGATATTCATATATGGGACAAGAATGGTTCAAGGGAATTCTTAGACAATCTAGGACTTACCAAAAGACGTGAGGGTGATCTAGGGCCTGTTTATGGTTTTCAATGGAGACATTTCGGTGCGAAATATATTGATTGTAATACAGATTATTCTGGTGAAGGTATTGATCAATTAGCGAGAGTGATTGATCTTATCAAGAATAACCCTACTGATCGCAGGATTGTTATGTCAGCATGGAACCCGAAGGATATGTCTAATATGGCATTGCCACCTTGCCATATACTGGTTCAGTTCTTTGTGGATACCGAAAGAGGTGAGTTAAGCTCACAGATGTATCAGCGATCATGTGATATTGGTCTTGGGGTCCCTTTTAATGTGGCTAGCTATTCTCTACTAACACATATGATCGCACAAGTATGTGGATTGAAGGCAGGATATTTCAATTATTGTATGGGTGATACACATATATACCGTAATCATATTGAACCGCTTAAAGAACAATTAAAAAGGAAACCATATGAGTTTCCAAAAATTGAGTTAGACCCCAATATTACAGATATAGATGACTTCACAATTGATCATATTAATTTAGTAGGGTATAATTGTCATCAAAAGATTAGTATGGATATGTCATCTTAGAAAAAATGATGAGATTTGTATCAAGATCTACTCAGGTGGAAGAAGATAGAAAAAGGTAGAAGAAGGTGAAAATATGGAGAGTTTTCATTGTCATACTTGTAATAAAGAATTGAATTATGCGAATATGGCTTATGAGTATTGTTCGTGGAGGTGTTTTATTAATCGCAATAACAATGCGATAATGACTTGTAGAGAAATTATTATTGGATGTCAGGATTTCTTTCCTCCGGATATTGTTTATGTAATCTATAAGTATTTACCTAAAACGGTTAATTGTTATAGGTGTAAGGTTATATACAATATACAAGATGGAATTGATCGTTTTTGTAGCCACTCTTGTTATTACAACGTGGATGAGAATGAATTGAATGAATGTATTGTGTGTAATGATATATTTGTAGATAATGGCTGGGGCGATAGAATATGTTCTAGGAGATGCGATATGATATTAGATCGTTAGGTGTGTATTGTGTTGTTGTTATCTATTTACTGGGCTTCTTTTTATCTATTTCACGGAACATCCACGACCATAATCATAGTTGTTAAAAGGGGTGTTAAGTGATGCTGTATAAGCATTAGGAGACCATGTAGGATCAAATGTGGTTGATGGCGGCATATGTCTTTCTTGATCCTCAGGTTTCTCTAAACAAGGAACATGATTGTCTTTAGAAATCTTGCGAGAAGAGATCAAGTAATCAAACTCAGGTAATGCTAGAAAGTCTTGTGGGTTTTCATTACAGGGGAAGAAATCATATCTATTCACACCTGTACCACGAAGAGTGCATGCTGGATGAGACAACCTAGTTGATTCAACTGGTTTCTGTAGATCACAACTTCTAGGATCCTGAAATTCATCTAAAGAACATTTCGCTTTCATTGGATATTTCCCTGGGGTATATTGCTGAGTTTCACACTTTGCTGTGCTATAATTAAGACCGAGAAGCTCGCTAGAATCATCAATAGCTGAACCACTCGCACAGTTTCCAAAACCGATTTTTTGTTGCCTAATAAAAGGATCAGGAATAATCCCTCTTGAACAACTACGGCAATCATTCGCAGGAGTATCTAGCATATACATTCCAGGATATTCACTTCTTTTAATCTGCTGTTCATAAGAACAAACATCATATGGGAGACGGGATAGGTTGTGTTCCAGAGCAAAACTCATTATTATTATCCTAATGAGAAGAAAAAAAGAAAAACAATTATGAGATAAGAGATATGTAATAATAACAATAAAACACAGATCATTGAATATTGTTAATGCTGCCTTATTTACTATCAGCATCACTTTTATACAATACTTATTATCCGGTTAGTCTTTCTGGATCACTAAAAACTGATAAAAATGTAATACAATATGCTAATTGTAATTGGATAAACAATAGGTGTTTACGACCTATTGAAAAAGAATACCCTGATATCATTAAATATGATCATATATCAATCAATGAGCTTGATGTAAATGCAGATGATTTGTTTAAGATGATGTTAAGAAACAATCTAATGATCCCTATGGATTTCTGTATTTTCAAAAATAAACACCATATTGTAGTAGATAATATGAACGATCATGGGTATGAAATCATTGCAACTCCTTTGACACATAACCGAACACGACTTTTTATTTTTACTGATAAAACATCTATATTACCTACATCTTCCATTCCCCTTTAGTGAATGTCCTAAAGGGACTGCTTTATAGGTAATTGCTTGACAAGCAGGAAGATGTAGTGGTGTAGTGTTGATAGGTGGTGTTTTGTCATTTGTGATAAAACCATTTTGGACACTATTAGGTGTATAAATGTTCCCACCATAACACTTTGATACATATCTTGTTTGTCCTCTAAGTTCTGATTCAAGATCAACAAGATTTCCAGATATATGTGATACATTTGTGCCACCTACAAAACCTAACTGGTGACGACACTTGGATTTGTTTTCGTGTGGATTTACGTTTAAAATATGTGATAGAATACTTACATTACCGCCTAATCTGTTCTTATATTGACACTCATCATAAGATGTTCTGTTGAAACTCATTGTTTATTTTATTATTTATGTCTTTGTATATTTGAACATAAAAAAGAAAAAAATGATGTAGATATATGTATATATAGAGGAAGATGCCTTATAACATTAAAAACTTAGAAAATTGTTTAAATAACTTGTATGGGGTTCATAATGAAGATTATAAGGTTGTTTATTACATATATCCTTACAATAACATACCTCACATATGGAAGGCTGAGTTTATCAATGGAATATATTACAGGAAAAACTCCTATCTAAGATTATCACATTTCTTCACAGATAATAACCTTAACTTAACACCCTTTTTAGCCTATATGGAAAATCATATAGAACCTCACGCCTCATATAATATTGATAAAATTATAGAGATATAGGCGTGAGTTAGATGAATATCTTACATTACCCAAGTTCCCGGTCGGTTTTTAAGATCACCGCAGTTTTCTAAAAACCTTTTTTTGTTAACAAAATCACGTGTAGCTTCACCACCGCGTGCCCAGCTCTCATATTCGTGATGCTGGATATCTTTAATACAATCAAGCATAGGAACAAACTGATATGTCTGTTCCTCACTTAGCTGGCGTTTATTACACACATCTTGATTAGCAGATGTGATATCAAATGAACTGGATCCGTGTAGGACATCCAACTCTTTATCAGGATCACCAACTCCGGGACGAAGGTTAGGACCACCTGTAAATGTTCTCTGAATAAGTTGGATACTGCACTTATCACGGGTCATTCTACTTTTATCATTTCTAAGGATGCTATCATTGTCAATAAGACAATCATCACTCACACCGTATCCAGGACGACCCCTAAGATTTACGTGATCATAATGGAAAGTAGGAATACGAATATTAGGATCAACACACTTGACAAAATTGGTATTATAATGGTGATAGTCATCAATCTGTTTATTATGAAGATCCTTCGCCTCTCTCCAACATTTATCGTTATTTAGGAGGCATTGATTGATAAAAAGATCATTAGAGTTCATTGTTATTACATATAACAAATAGAAAAAATTGTATCAACAGCCTCTGTAATGACAGAAATGTACTTGACAACTCTTACATAAATTAGTATCAAATAAAGATTTTGTATCTGCTTTCCTTATTTTACACATAGAACAATGCCTATGTTGTAACCGAAGTTGCTTATCCATCAAGTATGTAATTTGATCTATGTTATTACCGAATTCTATTTCCATATCCATCTTTGTTTTATCTTTGTTTTGTTATATTAATATTTTACAGAAAAAGTTTTTACAAGTTTGAAGTATTTATGGTTGAGAAGAAGATTGTTGTCCTACATACATCATATCTCCGCGATCTAGATTGATATTCTGCGCACATCTAGACATATTCCCTTCTTTACAAGACTTCTTGTTGTTGTTTGTATTATATAACCACATCCCTAAACCTTCTTGATCATTAGGGATAGTAGATCCAGGAACAGTATAGAATTGACGACGAGACAACCCACGGTCATACAGGTCATGAACATCCTTGAAGGTGTTCATATCAAAGTTTTTATCTATATCTTGATCATCATAACACGCCGGAACATCCGCAATACCCTCAGGTACATCAACGATAACATTAGGGTTCATGAATGGGTTGTTTGGGGTACTTTTTACACAGGCACCATTTACATTTGTCCAATTCTCTGTCTCCTTTTTAAAGATCACTATGGTAACAATTGCTGTTATTATAGCAATTAATAAGAACCTAGCGTGGTTTAAAACAAGAGATAAAACAATTGATACAGTGATTGCGATTGTTAGAACAACATTTAGGCGTTCTATTGGTTCTGATAGCCTCTGTGTATGATCAAAGAGTAAAGATGGATCATTGATCCAGAAATCATAAGAAGGATCAATAAACATCTTTCGATTAAGTTATATTACTATAATAGTAAAAAATATATTATCTAGCAATTATAACATCATTTCTTACCTCTGTAAGTATTTCAAATCCTTCTTAATATATGATAGAGTTGTTATAGCTCATATAATCAGCGATTCCAGTTATTACTAGTTTAGATAATCAACTAATAACTTTCTTGACAGATTGTCTTCTCATTCATATGATAACAACTATATCATAGATATTAAGCGCTAAGTAATTCACAAACATTGTGATCAAATCATTATTTGTATGTTATAAATTGCTAGATAATATATTTCTTACTATAAACTTAGTTTCAAAGAAACTATATCATTTTTTTGTTTCTTTCATCATATGATTAAGTATTACCTCCTTTCTTTTTCATCATTCTCTTAACTTTTCTAGAAGAAGGCATATTCATTCCTCCCATATTAGGCATACCCCCTTGACCCATCATACTATTCATCATTTTCATAATGTTCGCAATATCAGGTGTTCCACCACCTCCTCCTTCACTATTTCCGCCAAATTGAGGCATTTTACCAGCTAATCCTAGTGCCTCTTGAATAAGCTTATCTTGTTTTAGCTCACCAGAGCTGATCTTGGATGCCATCTTCTGTGATACGCTACCAAGAATATTACCTATTCCATTCTCGCTATCTGAAAGTGCTTTAAACACATCACCTTCTTTCTTGACATTCTCCTTAATTTTATCAAGATCAAGATCATTCATAATATCATTTGCTAGATCACCTATCTGCGTACCTTTGATATCATCCATAGTAAATCCTCCTGTGCTTTTCATTTGAGAGTTCATTATCATCTTAATGATCTTTTCGTGTCTGTCCGGAGTTTGAATATCATCATCAATGCCTTTCAGTTTTTCTACAATGTTCTTCACATCTTCATCACTCAGTTCTGGATCTTTAAAGATGCTTAAAGTTAATAGATATTGATGTACAACAGCATCTTCTTTAACGATCTTCATAACAGATATAAGTGATATATCTCTAAAAAGCAATACTTTTTGATTTTCTTTTGCCCAGGATTTTAGATTAACAACAGGATCATCATCCTCTTCTTTCTTTTCTTCTTTATTATCTTCTTTCTTTTCTTCTTCTTTCTCATCTTCTTTTTTATTA